ATGCGGGGCCGCTGACCTGCATCACGGTGGATCCGGCGACGGCGTCGGTGACCCCGGTGACGGTGGTGAAGGTGCCGGTCTCGGCGACCCGGGCCCAGGTGCTGGAGTCCGCCATCGTGTCGGTGAGTTTGGTGCCGATGGACTGGGCGATACCGATGGTCAGAGCCTGTGCGCTGACGCTTCCGGCGAGGATTTTGGATGCGGTGACGGCGTTCGCGGCGAGTTCGTTCGCGGTGACGGCGAGCGCGTCGAGTTTCGCGGTGGTGACGGCCCCGGCGGCGATTTTTGAGGCGTTGACGGCTTCGGCGTCGAGCTGCGCGGTCTGTACTGCACCGGCCACGATCTTCGGGGTGGTGATCGCACTGTCGCTGATCTCCGTGGTGCCGATCGCGCCGACCGCGACCTTCGCCTGCGTGACCGCGTCGTCGGCGAGCTTCACGGTGGTGACGATGCCGTCGAGGACGTCCGTTGCGACGACGGCGGTGGGGCCGACCGGTCCGACCGTGGCGGACGGGTCCGACGGGGTGCCGGAGGTGCTGCGGGCCACCAGCTGCACGTACACCGGGTCGGGGGTGGCGATGACGACGGTGCAGCCCTGCGCGGTTTCGACCGTGGCTTTCAGGGTGGCTGCGGTCGGGGTGTAGATGGCAAGGGGTGAGGCGTGGACTTCTACCCTCGACCAGTCCAGGGGCATGACCGCCCCGTCGGCGAACTGCCCGTCCCACGAGACGGTGACCCCGCCGAGGACCGAGACAACGATCGGGTCGGAGGTCTGCGGGGGCGGGGGTCCGTTGACGACGTTGACGGCGGTGGTGCCGTCGCCCTGCTGGCCGACGATGCCGCGCAACGATCCGTTGCCGTCACGGACCTCGAGGGCGGTGTCGTCCAGGGATGCGTAGCCGAGGCGGGCGGCCCGCTGAAGGCGATCGAGGTCCTTCCTCATGCGGGCGAGCTCGGCGCCGATGTCGGTCATGCCACTCCTCCGTACTGGAACATGGCGGCGGGCTTGAGGCTGATGACGGCCTGGGGGCCGCCGGTGGCGTGGGGTTTCACGGTCCAGCCGGTGATCCGGCACCAGCCGGTGTACGAGGTCCAGGAGTTGTGGACGCGGGTGTACACGTCGTCGCCGACCTGCCACGACCCGAACGGGGCGGCGGGCGTGTTGCGGATGGTGATCTGGGCGACGGAGCCCAGCGTCTGGCGCCAGGCGCGTTCGGCGGCGGCGCGGGTGCCGAGGATGTCGGTGCCCTTGGTGTCGGGGAGGTCCAGGGCGGACTCGAGACGCAGGCGCCCGTTGCGGACGGCGCTGATCGCCCGCCGTTTCGCGGACCCGTCGCCGGCCCCGTTCGCGATGACGACCTGCGCGTATTCGTCGGCGGCGAGTTCGATCTCCGGGGGTTCGATGATGTTCTCCCCCGACGCAAAGCTGATGTCGGTGCGGCGGGCGCCGAGGCGTGGCCAGCCGAGCCGGATGCGGCGCACCGATGCGGTCTTGGACGAGTTCCAGGCGGTGGTGCACGTGTAGTCGGGGGTGGCGTCTCCGGACACCAGGTCGTCGACCGCATCCCCGAGGACGGGGAGCTCCCACCACAGGGATTTCAGCGGGTCGGCGGGGGTGCCAACGGTGGACGTGGACGTGGTGGAGTCGACGACGACGCCGAGATTGCCGTCGGTGACGGACTGGGCGTAGGCCCAGATGTCGCGGATCACCTGGCACCGGTCGGCGTAGGTGTAGGGGCCGCGGCCGCCGTAGTTCCCGTCGATGTCGTGACGTTTCTGCAGGTACGACGACCACCCGGCGGCTTCGAGCGTCAGCGTGTTGTCCTGGGTGCGAACGTCCCACACCACGCCGCCCCACCGGAGCTGGCCGGCGGACTCGACGTAGATGAGCGTGGTGCCCGGGTCGGCGAGGGTTGGGTTCTGCGCAATGAGCTTCGGCTCCAGCTTCCCGGTGAGGGATCCGGGGCCGTTGAGTTCGTCGCCGTACTCGAGGTCGGAGATGGGGAGCGCGAGGGCCTGCCACTCCCCCGTGAGGGCGTGCTGGGTCAGGACCCGGTCCGGGACGGGTGCGGTCACCTCGGGCCCTCCTCGAACTCCACCTGCGCGACGAACGTGCTGGAGGAGTCGACGGTGAACCGGCCGGCGTTTCCGGTGCCTCCGGCGGCCTGGGGGCGCAGGAGCTGGGTGGTGCCCCGGTAGGCGTCGGGGATGGTCAGGGTGTCGGCGACGAGCATGGGGATGCGGCGGGTGGCGGTGCCTTGGTTGTCGTCGACGATCGTGGACTGGAGGGTGAGGGATGCCCCGAACGTCGCGCGGACGTACCCGAAGATGTTGCCGGTGGTCAGGCGGAGTCCGGCGAAGTCGACGCGGGCGCGGACGGTGGTGGCCCACGACGGGATCGGGACACTCCACCCGGCGGCGGTGCTGAAGTACGCGTAGACGCTGGATGTGCCGGTGATCTCGGCAGACAGGGACGGCGGGGACTGTGTCAGCAGACGGGTTTCCCGGCGGGGGTTCGCAACCTGCCGAATGTCCTTGATCATGGCGTTGGTGATCGTGGACGTGGACGCGGGGATGTCGATGCGGGCGAGCGGTATCCCGGTGCGCCCGTCGGGGATTGTCGTGGCGGACGAGCTGACGCCGGAGATGACCTGGAAGTAGTTGATCTGGTCGACCGCCGGGTTCAAGGTTCCCTCGTACTGGGGGTCCTCGACGCGCAAGATCAGCATGTCGGAGCGCCCGGAACCGCCCGTCGCAGCGATCGGCACGGTGGCCGCGCCTTGGTTGCGGACGGCGTAGGTGCCCTGGAACGCGTTGACGCGGCCGCGGACAACGCCGGAGCCGTCACCGACCTGGACGCTGGTGCCCGGTGTGCTCAGCTGCGCCACTTTGAGGTCGCTGCCCTGGGTGATGCCTTCGGCGCCGCGGGCGAGGTCCTGGACCATGGCCCGGAACTGTTCGGCACTGTGGGTGGCGCCGTTGACGAGGATCGGCACTTGGTACAAGGACATGGGGTGCGCTCCTCAGAGGGCGGTGTAGGCGTCGCGCCAGGTCAGGCGCATGCGGGCGGCGTTGGTGTTGTCGAAGCCGGTCCAGCGCATCTCGGACTGGCCGGGCGGCAGGGAGAACAGGTCGATGCGGGACGACGGGGACAGGAGGCTGGAGGCGTTGCCGCCGTTCTCCCGGGTGACGGTGCGGTAGCCGGGCCGGGTGTCGATCTGCACCCACTGGCTCGAGCTGGTGAGGTTCAGGGTGGGCAGGGACAGCTGCCGCCCGGATTCGGCGTGGGTGATGGTGACCGTGGCGACCGGGCCGGTGATCCGGATAACCGGCCAGGCGTCCGCGGTCCCGTTGTTCGTGGCCCAGCCGGGCCGGTCGGCGGCCGTGGTCCCGGACTGCACGTAGATCGGGGCGACCACGGGGGCGGCGAACCCACCGCCGGTGAGCCAACCGAGAGGGATCTCGGTGGTGGTCACCTCGTCCGCGTAGAACGTCGGGTCCGTGGCGGCGAACTCGAGGTCGATCGGGACGTAGCCGTGGATGACGCGGGCGTACTCCGGGTCGACCTTGCGGAGCCGTCCGTTGAGGACCTTCACGGGCCGGCCGGGGCGCTTCATGCGCAGCGGCATCGTGGCACCGCCGGTCAGGCGCACCGCCGTAGCGTCGGCGGCGGCCTGCAGGGATGCGACAACGTCGTGGCAGGCCGCCGGGTCACCGGGGATGCGTATCGCGGCGTCGAACTGGACCTGCCGGGTGCTGTAGTAGTCTGGGCCGGCGAACGCCCCGTCCATGCTGGGCTGGTCGGAGTCGTTCTCCCTGGACGGCGGCCGTCCCAGCCCTGTGGTCTCGATGACCTGGATGCTGGTGTCGGCGCCCATGAGGACACCGCCCAGTTCGTACTGCCAGTCCGTGAGCTCAGGCAGCGGCACGGGCGTTCACCCCTCCCCTGCGAGCCCGCCGCACGCTGCGGCCGACCTGTGTTCCGATGTCCGACGCGGTGGCGCCGGTGCGTACCGCGGTGACGTTGACGTTGGTGTCGCCGCCGCCCTGGACGATGACGACCGGGCGGGTCGCGGACACGTCCGTGAGGCCGACGCCGAACCGACCGGCCACATCACGCAGCACGTTCGTGGCGGCTGCGCGTTTGTTCGGGCCGAGCGGGATGTACGCCTCTCCGCCGGTCTCGGGTTCGGCCCAGCGGACCAGGCCGCCCTGGGAGGCGTAGATGCCCTCCCGGATCCCACCGTTCGCGTACGACAGCCCCTTGTTGGCGCGTGCAAGGTCGGCGAGGAACTTCGAGGAGCGGGAGCCCAGCGACGTCTTGATCTGGGAGGACGCCTTCGTGGCGGTGGCGATAATCTCGTCTTCGCCAAGGCCAGTCGTGTCCGCAACGTCATGGATGCCGGTCTTGCTGGTCTTGACCGCGGCGATGATGGCGACGAGCTGCTGCACCTCGTCCGACGTCAGGCTGTTGTTCGCCTTCTTCGCCGCACTGTTCGCGCTCGACGCCTTCTTGCCGTCCTTCACCGCAGCTGCGGCAAGCTCCTGCGCGGCCGTGTCGCCCTGCGCCGCAAGCTGCTTCGCGAGGTCCCCGTAGCCCTTCCCGGCGAGGGTCGCGAGGTTCTTCGAGAACGTGGTGTCGGCGGCCGTCGCCTTGGACAGCTGCCGGGTGTAGTCCGTCAGGCTGGCCTTCGCCGTCGCGGCCAGACCGCGCAGCGCCTTCGCCATGTCGTTGATGTACTTCGTGGACCCGTTCGCCATCTTCTTCGCGAGGGCCACACCGTCCTTGCCCATCGCGGCGAGCGCGTCGGCGACGTCCCCACCGACCCGGTCGGCGACCTTCCCCAGGTCCTTGTTCCAGGCCGCCGTGGCCTTCGAGTTCTTCTTCAGCTGGGTCTCGACGGCCTTGAGGTCGAAGTAGTTGACCTCCTTCGTGGTCGTCTTGCCCTTGACCTTGACCTTCACCTTCTTGGTCTTGTTGCCGGCCTGACCGGCGTCGGAGGCGGAGTACAGGGACCCGGACTGGGGGTCGTACCGCCAGTCGGTGACGGAGCCCTGCGCGTTCCACTGGATCGCGTTCGGGTTGCCGCCGAGGCGCCGCACGATCTCCTCGGTGATGGCCCGGGACCGGGGGCGCTTCGACGGGGCGAACGGCACGTAGCCCTCGCCCATCGTTTCGGGCTCGCCCCATACCCGCCACGACCCGGCCCGGGCGATCTGCGCGACGTGGTTCTCGGAGCCGCCCGCGAAGTGCTGGACACCTCCACGCTGGATGCCGCCGTTGGCGTAGTAGTCGACGACGCCGCCGTTGGCGTACTTGGACTGCCCGCCCTCTCCGGAGCCGGGCCGGCCGATCGTGTTGTTCTCCGCGATCGTCCGCCGGACCGTCGTCATGACCGTGGTGATCCGGACCGTCTTGTCCCTGAGGCCGTCCCGCTGCCGCTGCAGCCCGGCGAGGCCGGCGGCGGCCGCACCGGTCAGGGCCGTGACCTTGAACCGGCCGTCCTTCATGTGCTCGACGCGGTAGCCGAGCCGCTCCAACATGCTCACCGCATCGGCCGTGAGGGCCTTGACCGTGACGGACTTCGCGCCCGGGGTTGCCTTGATCTTCGCGATGACCGCGTCGAGTCCGGCGATGGCGTCCTCGGTGCGCATTTCCAGCACCGTGGACTTCTTGTCGGGGATCGTCAGGACGGTCGCGGCGAACGAGGTGGCTTCTGACCTGCTCAGGCCCATCGCCATGGCGTTCTTGATGATCGCCTGCTCGCCCCGCTGGTAGATCCCGTTGACATACTCCCACGACCTGCCGGACTCCCGGGCGGCGCCTGCGGCCGCATCGGTCTTCGCACCCAGGTCCGCCAGCGCGGTCGCGGCAGCCTGTGCCTTCGGGGAGTTCAGGTCCAGCTCGCCGTTGACCATGCGCAGGGCGCCGGCGTTCTCCTTCGCCGCCTTCGCTGCGGCGTCGATGCCGGCCTCGAACCCGATCATCCCGCCCAGGCTGGCCCGGTTGACGTCGTTCAGCGCGACGATCGACGCCCGCAGCCCGTCCGCCGAAGCCTTCTGCGCGTCGAGCTTCGTCTTCGTCGCGGCGGCCTGCTCGCCGAAGACACCCATCCCGGCGGCGGTCAGCTTCTGCTCGGCGTCCAGGGACGCCAGGGCCGACTTGTACTCCGGGAAGATCGCCGCGATCTGCTTCGTGGACCAGCCGGCCTTCTTCCCCGCGGCGTTGATGAGGTCGAATCCGGCGGCGGCTTCCTTCGTGTTCCCACTGGAAGCCAGCTGGGCGAGCGCCTCGTCGACGCCCTTGAAGTCGTCCTTCAGGGCGTTGAGGGACTTCTCGCCCTGGGAGATGTCGTTGGCCTTGTCGCCGAACCAGTCCGCGATGTCGTCGAGGACGGGGATCCGGAACCCGAACGCCCCCTCGGAGGCCTTCTTCGCCTTGTCGGATTCGACTGTGTACTTCTTCATTGAGCCGATGAGGCCCTCGAAGTCACCGAACGTGGCCTTCAGCTCGCCCGTCATCTTCCCGGTCAGGGCAAGGTTCTTCAGGGACGTGGTGAGCCGGTCGACGTCCGGCGGCGCACCACGGGCCTTGTCGGCGAGCTTGTCGATCCCGACCGCGACCAGGCCGAGGACGCCAAGGCCGACCGCGACCTTCTGCAGTGCGGACATGCGCTGGACGACACCGGTGATGGCGGGGCCGACCCCGCCGAACCGTGCGCTGCGGACGAACGCGGCCAGGGATGCGGCCGCCGCACCGCCGGAGACGGCGCCGACGGCTGCGATGCCCAGGGTGACGAGCTTGAGGGCCGCGTACAGCTGCAGGAACACCGACAGGGCCGGTGCGGGCACCGCGTTGACCAACTTGGCGAGGGCGTTGGCGGCGGTCAGGACACTGACGCCCATGTCGGACGCGGCAACCAGGAGGTGCAGCACGGCCTGCGCCAGGTTCCCGAACGTCTCGGCTACCAGGGGCCCGTTCGTGCGGGCGTAGTCGAGGAACTCGTGGAGAGCGCCACCGACCTTCCCGGTGTCCAGGGCTTGCGTGAACCGGATGAGGCCGGTGGTGCCGCGGGCCAGGGATTCGTTCGCGAACCGGGTGAAGCTGGTGACGAACCGGTCGAAGCCTGGTGTGCTCATTCCGCCGGCGGCGACGTTCAGCAGCCGATCGAGTTCCTTCGAGGTTCCCTTCACCAGCGGCGTCAGACGGGGCAGCATCGACCCGAACAGCGCCATGCTCTTGGTGACGACCGGCATGGTGTCCCCGGCCAGGGCGTTCGACCACTCCTTGTACTGGTCTTTCAGCGAGGCCAGGCCGGCGGCCGCTTCCCGGGTTGCCGGGGGCATCTCGCTGATGGTCTGCAGGTACTCCTTCTGCGCCGTTGCGGCCTCGGAGGATGCAGGGCCGTGCTGGCGGACTGCCTTGTCGTACTTCTCTTCCGCATCGGCGGCTTCACCGAGGGCGGCGATCTGTCCGGCGACGGCCACACCGAACGCGCCTACGGCCGCACCCGCCGCGGCCATGCCGGCTGCGATCGGGACCACAGCGGATGCGACCGGGATCAGGGCGGTGGCAAGCGCCACCGCGCCGAGCATCATGTTCTTGGTGTCCTTGGACGCGGAGCCGGTGGCCGATCCCACCTGTCCCACGGTTCCGCGGAGGTCGCCCATGCGGCCGCCGACCCGGCGCAGGGACCCGTCGAGGTCGTCGAGGTCTCCGCGCAGGGTGCGGGTTCGGCCGGACAGGGAACCGAGGCGCCCGTCAGCTGTGCGCACGGTGGTGTTCAGTGACCGGAGGCCGAGGGCGGCGGTCAGGGCCCGGATACGGAGTTCATCCAGGGATGCGGCTGCGGCAGCAGCACGGCCTCGGAGAGTTCGCAGCGTGCGGGCGAGGGCGTTGGCGGCTTCTTCGGTGGCCCGGAGGGCAACGGCCGCGGCAGCCCCGCGGGTCGCGAGCGCGGTCAGGGCGGCGTCGGTCCGGTCGGCATTGTCACGCAGATCCCGCATGGCGGCCGCCGCTGCCGCGACCTGCGCAGGGTCGCCGTCGAACTGGAAACGGATCCGGACGGGGCTCAGGCGCTGGATCTCGTTGATGGCCGCACGGAGCGCAGCCCGCCCGGGTCCGGTCTCGTCATCGAGGCGGGCGGTGATGCGTACGTCCCGGAGGGCGCCCTGCAGGCGGCTCTCGGCCAGTTCTGCGGCACGGGCCAGGTCCCGGAACTCCCCGGCCGCGTTTCGGGCCTGACGGGCCATTCCTACAAGCCGGGCGCGGGCTTGGTCGGATGCCCGGCCCAGGCCGGTGATGGCTCCCTGGGAGGCACGGGACGCTGTGCCAAGCCCCTGGATTTCTCCCCGGGCGTCGCGTGCCGCGTCGGCGAGGGCGCGGGCGTGGCGGGCGCTGGTCTGCAGGGTGCGTGCCAGGTCGGTGCCCTGGCCGCGCAGGTCAACGCTGAGGTTCCAGTTGGCCACCGGCCCGCCCTCCTCTCCGTCGGTTACTGATCAGGCCGCTCAGGCCAGGTGCTGCTGGACTTCGATTGCTGCGGCCACGGAGGCCGGCAGGAGCATGACTTTCAGTCCGGCGCCTGCCGCGCCGTCGGGGATGTGTTGCTGTTCGCGGTGGATCTCTTCGCAGCCGAAGCACTTGCGGGCCGAGGCGACGTAGGCGTAGGGGTCGCCGCCGAGGTCGGGGTCCCATTCGGATTCGCGGGTCCCGCATTGCGGGCACAGGGTCCGCTGGTACGCCTGGTAGGCGAGGGCTTTGGCCCGGTCTTTCGGCGTCCACGTGCCGTCCCCTGCGCCTTTGAACTGGGAGTGAGGCATGCCGAACTGGTGGCATAGCTCCAGTTCGTTGCGCAGGGCCTCATCGACGATCAGCCTTTTCCCAGGTCCATGCGCTCTTCGCGCTGCACCCCGAAGGCCGTGTTGAGGAGGGCTTCGGCTTCGGCCTGCGACCAGTCGTCGAGGAACTGAGCGGCGTCCTCTTCGGTGATGCCGTCCAGCGACGACGCGGCAACGATGACCGGGCCGAGGGTGTCGAGGTTGAACGTGTAGCCGTCCTCGGCCTGGTCCTCGGTCGGCGGGTGTGCCTCCTGCAGCGCCTTGTACGTCTTGCGGTCCAGCGCCTGGAACCGCAGCACGATCGACGCCTCGTCCACCGCGGTCTGGGCCTTGGCGAGCCTGGTTGCGGCGGCCCGCAGCGCGGCCTTCGCGGCCTCGTCCTCGGGCGCCTGGTCAGCTTCGGCCTGCGCCTGCTGTTGGACGAACCGCGCGTCGGCGAGGGCTTCCTTGGCGTCGTGGTCGTCGCAGATCGTGAGGCGAACGGTCGGCCGGGTGCGGTTCAGGAGCCGCTCCCGGGTGGCCGCCCAGTGCGCGTCGGCAGCGAGCGCGGCGGCGGGCGGCTTGGGTGCGGCGGTCTTTCGTGCGGTGGTCATGAGGTGGGTCCTCCGTCAGGGGAAGGGGGCCCGGCCGGGCGCCGTGCGGCGCCCCTTCCCGAACACTGCTCGGGCCCGGCCGGGAGCTGAGAGGGGCAGATCAGGTCGCGGCGGGTACCGCGGCGCCCTGGACCGGCCGGGAGGTGATGGAGCACGTCACGACGAACTTCGCGGCCTCGTTGTCCGCGGTGTACTGCGGCGACTGGGAGGCGACACGGATCGGGAACACGTCCATGCTCTTGTTCGTCGGGACGTCACCCTTACGGAGGATGACGACGTAGCCGACGGTGCCCTTGGCGAGCATCTCCTCGATGTCGGACTCGACCTCGTCCTCGTAGAACGTGAACGTCGACGTGTCCGCCTTGTCGCTGCCGGGGATCGTCGAGTCGTAGGTGTCCGCCATGTTCGGCGTCTCGATCTCGTTGTTCTGAACGGTCCAGCCGTCCATCGCGGCAATGAACTCGGAGAACTCCGTGCCGGCGGTGAGCTCGGTACGGCTGGGGATCATGGTGGTGGCGACGATCGTCTCGAGGAAGAAAAACTTGCTCGTTCCGCGCCGCATGTACTTCTTGACCGGCATGGGATGGGCCCCTTGTCCCGGGGCGATCCGGCGGTGCGGACCCGGCCCCTTACACGTGGTGTGTGGGTGCGGCCACCTGCGTCGGTGGCGTCCGCGTGGGGTCCCGCCGCGGTGCGGTAAAGCCTGACCGGGGTCAGGTTGAGGTCAGGTCGAACCTGAACCTCTGCACGTAACTCATGATGGCATCGGCTGGATCATTCGTTCCCCCCGGTTCGGTGTCGAGGCTCCGCCCGATCACCCTGACGCCAGGGATGGACAGTTCGTGAAGCCACAGCCTGGTCGCCGGGTCGCGGCCGAGGATCGCGGTGCGCGCCTTGTCCGCCATCCACTCCGCCTGGTCCGCGACCCCGTGGGAGTCCGGCGTGATGGGGTCGGGGCCGGACACGGACGTCACCTGGTAGACGAGGCTCGAGTCCTCGTTGAGGTCGGTGAACGGTGCCCCGCTGTATGCGGCGGGCATGGCGTGCAGCAGGTAGTACGGCGGGGCGGTGTTCGGCGGCTTGCTTCCGCGGCCGACCGCAATGCTGGTCGCCGAGGTGAGGAGCGCGGACAGCGCCATCGTGACGGGCAGGCGTTCGATCACGACAGGACCTCCGATACGGCGGCCATCATCTGCTGCCGCAGCTCCGCCTCCATGCGCGGGATCGCGGGCCCGACATGCGGGTACGGCGGCTGGAAAAAGTGCCGGCCGATGCTGTCGGTCATGTCCCAGAACCCGAACTCGAGGCGACGACCCTGCGGTGCGTTCGTGCCGATGGTGCACTGCGCGCCGTACGGGATGGTGCGGCCGACGACCTCCCAGGACGCGCGGTACTTCCCGGTGATGACGTTCGGCCCGGGCCGGCCGCTGGCGTTGGCCCGGATCATGCCGCGGCCGATCTCGGCGGTGTGCACGACCCTGCGGCCGATGGCATCACCGATGTGGTCGGCGGCGTACTCGAGCCGGTCGGCAACCTCGTCCGGTGTCACGGCGCACCGCCTGCGTCCGACGGCAGCGTGTTCTGGTCGAGCGGGGTCTTGCGGACCACTTCCACCGTGCTGGCCATGCCCGGTCCGGCGCACGTCCACGTCCGGCCGATCAGGGCCGTACGCGACGGGTCGTGGACACCAACCACGGACGCCACCGCGTTCTCCGGCGGGACAGGTGCCGTCAG